ATTCTTCTTCATCACTATGTGAATACCAAGTATCCTCATCAAACTCAATTTCTGCTTCAATTTTTATTTTTGCTTTCATTTTACTGGTTTATATGCATTAAGTCTCAGCTTCTTGAGCTCAGCATCCGTTAGTGGCTTAACCTTTTGAGCAAGTATTAACTTTCTTAGTTTACTTACTTTCATTGTTCTTGTTGTTTAAATGTTAATACAATTTCATCAACTAACCCATCTATATTCCAAAAAGATTTTTTGTTGTTCTCTAAAACATCACAACACATATGTAACATTTTTTTAACATCTTCTTCACTATACGACCTTTGATTGATATCCACATCATTTGTTGTTTTAGTTTCTTCTCGTGGAATGAGGATTAAATATCTAAAATTATATAAATTCCCATAATCTTCAATCTTAACTTCCTCACAACTTGGGTTCTCAACAAACCATTCAATGAAAGTATCATCAATGGCTTGTACATCATCTTTGATTAGGTCTTTATTATCTGTTAGGATGATTTTTTGATAATGAGGATATGGATATTCTGCACTTGTATTTTTTCTTATTCTTTTATTTATTTGACCTAAATAAATATAACAATCTCCTTCTTTAATTTCTTCATCATTAGTGATGTATATGTTTTGATTGATATTTATTTCAACCCCATTATTAGCAAATACTTTGTATGAATGTATTAATTCATTTGTTTTTACTCTAAGGGTTAATCTACTTGGCTTGTCTGTTGGTATTAAATGTACGTTTTTCATTGTTTTGTTTTACTATTTTTATTAATGTAACTAAGCAAGCAAGTTCTGCTTTTGCGTATTTCATATATCAAGTTTTAAATTTGAAATGTAGTCTTGTTTATTGTTAGCATTACCATACCCATGCTCACCTCTTTCACTACCAGCATTAAAAGCCTTCTCAATCTCAGGAATTAAAGGAGTTTGCTACCACAATTTCCTAAAACTGGTAGTAAATAGTCGTATTGCTTTTTTGTTATTTGAAATGAATGGTCTCTCATAATTTATTTTAGTTTAAGTGATTGGATATTCTGTATAACCTCGTTGAAATAAATAAACTTCTCTTGAATAATCACCATCATTAGTCCAACAAGGAAATACAGTAAATGAATCTCCATCATATCCGCTTGTTACTCCTAATGATGTTGTAATTGTATTTATATCACAGATATTTTCGAAAGTATATGGTGGGTCATTTAATAATAGATAATCAGGTTTTTTATCCATTTTTCTTAAACCTGCAGCAATTTTTTGAATCCATTGATTTTGTGTCATAGTTAATCTTTTTTAAATTGTTTTTTATTATCTAAATATGGTGCCCAACCCCATTCATCATACTTAACATAATCACCAATAAATTTCTTGAGTTCTTTTGCGTATTTCATATTATTTCTTTTTTACTATTTCAATTAATTTTTTAATACAGGCTAATTCTGCTTCTTCGTAAGATTTAATGATATTTAAATATAAACCCATTAATAGACTCATATCTTATACCCCTACAACATTTAGAAATAGAACCACAATCTATATTAAGTTGTCTTGATGCTTCTCTCAAAGATTCAAACTCTTGTATTAAATTGTTTTCTAAATCATATTGTCCTACTTTCTTTCTAAGCTTTACACCACATTTTTTTCTTTCTTCAGGATTTTCATATCTTTTTTTATGACCTTCAGAAGTACTGTATTTGCCTCTTTTTTTACCTGACATTCCTTTAGATATTGCTTGTTTTTCTTCATTAGTTCTTTTTCTACCAAGTAAAGTATTTTTAATTTTACTTTTAGTAGAATCATTATGACCTACTCCTTCACCTCCCTCTGATAAATTACAGAGAAGATTGGTGTTGGAGTAATAAGCAATCCAATACTTTTCTCTTTCTGCCCAATTATCTTCACATTCCTCAATAATTTCTATTATAGGAAGTAGGTCATTTGACAATAGTTTAAGTATCCAAGAAGCTAATTTTTTACTTCCTGTTTTTTCCAAATACTTTTTACTTTTATGTTGAGCAAATCTTCTTTTTATATTATTAGTTTTGCCAACATACTTCACTTCAAAAGTTTCAGGATGTCTAAGTATGTATATGTATGTTTTCATACTATATACACTACAAAAACTATACCAACAAGTGTTTAGATGACACTTTGTCTATTAATTCTTTTAATAATAACTGTTGAGATTCAGTATCTAAAGGCATTGTACCATTTTCAATACTTAATCTTTGATATAACCATCTAAATGCTTGTGAGAATGTTGGTGCACGTACCCATCCGGGTCTTAACCATGTCTGGTCAGTTGTCAGAACCATTCTAATCTCGTGTTCTGGTTCCGGTGACCAACTCTCTTCCCAATTACAAAAACACTTTTCATCAAATCCAAGTGATTTTAGTTTAACTGACAATTCATAGGGTACAAATTCTTTTATCATCTTATTCTGATTTAAAGGTTTTGTTATAGTAATTCTCTTCAGTTATATTTACTCCGTCATAATAATCTGCTCCGAAAATATCACCTTGAGTAAATGCGGACATAATTTGTTGCCGTTCCATTGCTTTGGCTTTGTCATAAAAAACTTTAGGAACATTAAAACCCTCTAGTATTAATTCATCAACCAACCACTCTACTGCTGTTTGTTTCATATTATTCTGATTTAAAGGTTAAAAACAAATTTCAAATGTGAATTTTAAAAAATGAAATGTTAAAATTTTCCATCTTTTATGATAACAAAATGTAGGTAGAAAATACCAATTATCTTCACCCCACTTTTCAATGTTTATTTCCATCTTATTCTGATTTAAAGGTTAGTTTGGCTTTGCTCCGTATTAAAAAGAGCACTAAATAGCACTATATTATACATCCATTGGTTTTTCTTATGTACTTCAATCAAATAGTGCCTTAAGATGCACTGTCATTTGTTCTGCCGTTTGTTTCATAGCTTATAGATTTAAAATTTATCTATTCTTTTGGTCTTATAGGTTAACACTATTCTGGTAGAGATATACCCATAATATCATTTAGCTGTTTCCATACAGCCTCAGCATTATCTCCCCAGTAAAAATCACATGTAAAACTTGTATCAGTCTTATCATATGGTGGCTCTAGGAAATATGCTTGCCAATGATCATTAGGTTTAGCAGTAAATCTTTTACACTTTTCTTTTACTGGACATTCAAATCCATGGCACATTGTTATATCACTCATTTTTTTCTTCTAAATTACTACTTTTTCTTGAATCTCTATAATCAATAATAAATCCAATTGCAACTATAATGTTCATTCCCAGTGACATAAGTATCTCATGAATGTCCTCATACACATTTACTGAGAGATGTATATGCCCCACCATCCAAAATGGTATGGACAAGTTTTGGCTTATCCATACCAATAGATATTTTATAAAGTGTTTCACGGATTACTTATAGAATTGTATGCTGCAGTACTACCTGTCATTTTAAATTCATAGATTTCTGTATCACATGTAGTATCATTAACTCTTATTCTTACAGATGATGCAGCTTTAAAATCAGCTAAAAAACTTAAATCTGAATTAAGATCATCTACCATAAATAAGGTTTTACGGTTCTCAGATGTTCTGCCTGTAACACTGTATTTTTTGTACTCTCCATTTACTAAAAATGAAATATCTACAGTAACAGACTCATCACATACATACACCCCACCAATATAGAATGCAATACCCTTGTAGTTTTCAAGTTTCAAAAACTCACTCTGACCATCTTCAGTGTATGCAATTTTATAAGGAGTATCAAATCCATTATCAATCTTCTCAACTACCCACTGTGATAATGCACTAAAACTAAATAAACTAATACTTGCTAATACTAATAATCTTTTCATTTTTTTGGTTTTTTAATTGTTTGCTTCTCTTCTGATGGATTCTCCTTCAGAATCTTTTGTAGTCTCTCCCAGATCTTCTTGTTTATTAAGTTGTAATCTGGCTCTTTCTTGCGCTCTTTCATATTCTTTCCAATGATAAATGTTTAAATCTCTCATTTTTAAAAAGTCCTGAATGGTCATCTCTTCTGGTATACCATCATTTGCATTCATTATCTGAATATAGATCTCTTTCATTCTTCCCATACTCTTTAAATATTTTAATTAATTCTTCTCTTGCCATCCTACTGGGCAATTTTTCTAATATTCTCCAATCAAAGTTACCTGTTATAATGACCTTTGTTTCTTCCTCACCAAGATGTTGAACCTCAAAACCAAACAGACCATCATCTATTCTCTCATTCTTTAGTAACTCATATACAGGATTGATTTCAGTTAGATAATTCATATCTTTTTTCTTCCACCAGTAATCATGTAACTTAAGTCCATGACAGATGGTTGAATGATCCTTACCAAAAAACTTACCGGTCATACTATAACTAAGAAATCTTTTTGATGTCAGTACATAGTATAAATAGTATCTTTTATATACTATACCTCTTTTTCTGGTCTT